TAGCACCAGCATTAGTAAACGACAAAGAATTATCAGAAAGATTAAATTTCAAATTCTGATTTTTTTGAACTTTGATTGCAGGGTTAATCCTAGAGATTGTTGTTGTGTGTGCGGTTCCAATATTGACAAATGTTGGGTTTTCTTTTCCTAATTCTGAAGCATACTCAACAAGTTTAATCTGATCATTCTTAAAGACATAGACATAGTAAAGACCTTTGTTAGAAAGACTGGGATCAGGTATTACCGAACTGTAGACAACCTTATCACCGATCTGATACTTATTCTTTGGAACAGTAAAAGTATCAAATACCGTATTAATTCCTACTGGTTCAATGGTATCAGGATCAAATAACATTCTTCGATTGTAATCATCATAAATGACCGATATTTCGGTAGTCGTAGTTGGGTTTACATTATTGGTAATTCTATCACCAGGCTTTATACCATGAGTACTTGCGGTAGAAACAGTAACAACATTTTTAGAGAATCTAGTACTCAATACTGACGGAATATTAGTTTTAAAACTATGGTAACTGCCGAGACCAACCGAAGTAGTAAAGTAAAGAAGACCACCTGTCTCACTATTAACCCCTACATATTTTCCAGAGATACTATCAATACCAACACGAACTGTTGCAATACCAACTATGTCCTTATTAATGGGAACTGCAAAAAGATTTCTGTTCGATTCTAGTGGGAATATATTAGAACTAGTAATACCACTCCATGCACTAATAGTCGTTCCACCATTAGTATAATAGACGATAGGGGTGTTCAATCCCAATCTATGATCTGGGATGTAGATTTGTTGTTGATCAACTCTCTGTTGAGTCTGACCTACACCTGGATTAGCAAAAACTAATGTTGTTGCAGTACCAACAGTTTCGGTACCAAGACCTATTGCCTCGTTTGGTTCAAAATAAAGTTGTCTATTCGTTATTAATTCTTTTGTAGTAACAATACCTGTTGCAGTAAATGATAGTTTTCTAGGATCATTTCGAACTAATGTACCTGCACTATGTACAACAGCAAAAGTATTGTCATAACCTCTTAAAACACGAATTCTACTCGAAAGTTTATCGATGTTTAGAACCTTAAGTTTTTCAGATTCAATTCTTAAAATATCATCTGGTGCTATAATAGATTCATCAAGTGAACCAGAAACATACACATAGGTCACAATACCCGTTACAGGGCCTGTAGAGATACCTAATGAAGTATACCATCTGTCACTACTTACACCAACACTGTACGAACCCTGTAGGTTCTTATAGGTCTCAGAAAGACCATCGATATAGATGATGTTACCTGGAAGGAAATTATGTGGTGCCGAAGTCAGACCAATAAATTGATTAGAACTAGTATTTGAATAAATCTCAACATCTTCAATAGAAGTTGTTGCAAGACTTACCGCATCTACCTTTTTACCACCAACCTGAGAAACCTTAACATTTAAGTTACTACCACCAGTTTTAGTGTTATTAAATATAACCTTATCATTAACTCGGTAACCACTACCTTGATCAAAGATTGTAACTGTGTCAATACTTCCTGAAGATGTTGCAGTAACATCAATAGTCTGTTTTCTTACCGTGTTAGAGTTGAAGATATAATCATATCCACTCTGTCCACCATTCGTATAGTAATACTTGGTATTTCTAAACCAACCTTTACCTTCAATATCGTAATCAGTCTGATTAGATCTTGCTAAGAAGTTGAATGGAATAGGTGTTGACTTATATGTGTCACCAATTGCATAAGGGAATACAGGTCTCCTGTAGTTGTTAAATGGTCCACTAGAGTCATTTCCTTCAGAGATAGTACAGAAGTATGCATATATTCCATTTGGATAATCAGGTGTTACACAGAATCTTCCATTATGAATATCTAAATCACCATCTCCACTAAAGATATAGTCATTAGTGAAGAAACCATTAGGGAATGAACCATATGGAGGTCTACCCTTTTGAACTCTCTGCAATTTATAGCCAGATTTCATTCGTGAAATATCACCAGTACCATCAATATTCTTAAATCCGTATGGTCCATAAATTGGATTTCCATCATACGCCCATCCAACAATAGGTGAGTGATAGGTGTTATTAACTTCTCCACCAGTTTGTGGATCAAAACTTAAGTCAAAAGTACCATATAGTTCATTATTTTTATCAAAACCATTAATTACATTCAAAGTTCTACGAAGAGGTCTGGGTAGATATGTCGCACAATACTCTAGTGACTCATTAGAAAGATTCTCTTCAATAACACCATCATCATCGAGTATATTATTGAAGTTCTTTTCAAATAGATTTACATTCCAAGCTTGAATATTTGCATTTACTCTAGCACCACCACCAGATGGTACTATATTGACATTAGTCTTTCCTGCAACATAACCAATACCACCTTTTGATATGATTATATTCTTAATAGAACCATTTTCAATAATTGGAATTAGAACAGCATAGTTACCAGTCTCACTAACAATCTGCAAATCTGGTGGAGAATTATATCCACTACCTGGAGTATTAACAACAACTTCTACAATTTCACCATTATTGATGATGGGAGTCAATTTTGCATTAACCCCAGCATCAAATGTAATTTCTGGTTGTCTTACAAAATCTACAATATCCGAAGAACCATAACCAACACCATTTGAAGTTAAATCGATAGTCTCAATAGAACCTCTAAAAACTGGTTGGAGTTTGGCATCATACAAAAGAATGTTACCAATAAACGGATCATCACTAATCAACCAGTTAGAACCCTCATTTACCTCCACATAGAATTCGTCTGTTACCGTACTATTATTTGTAATCTCGGCTTCAGTATCTGTCCATGCAAGAACGAATACAGGAGTCGTAATATTTTCTTCAATCGGGGATTCAATTATAAAAAGTTCCTGATAATCTTCAACAAATGTCTTATCGTAAGATGCTGCAGCACCTTCAACTGTTACAACAATCGGTGGGTAATTGAAAGAACCCAAACCTTCATTACTAAAGTTAATAATAATACCATTGTCAAAGTAATAATCTGTTGCAACGGGATCTACTCCAACCTTTGTCAATGAGAACGCATCGTCATTAACTTTAACGACATAGTAATCGGTGGTTTCTGTTAAACCAATAACCCTATCTCCAGTCTCGGGTCTTGTATACCTTACAATTTCTTTTGATTCATAACCATGATTTACAATTTCTACTTGATTAGATACTGTATTAACACCTACCGCAGGAATTGTTCTTCTCTTGTTCTCATAATTTTGTCCTGGATCAGTAATTACGACAGAAGATACAACCTGTTTTAGATCTGATGCAACAAAGTATTGTGTACCGGAACCATATTTGGTAAGATTGACAGTATTAATACCAACAAATGCATCACCTTCAGTAATATGAAGTTTAATTCCAGTTTGACTAACAACTCTAGCATAGTAAGAACCCCCGGTAGAAAGTCCCGTAATGATCTCGGTTCCTCTTGGTTCATAGATTATCTCTTCACCATCCAAAAACTTATGGTCACTTGGGAAATTGATCGTATTATTAACAAGATCAACTTGAGATGGAAAGTCTGAAAAGAATGAATTTTCATGTTTGATCGAAATCATTCTTGGTTCGGCTTGGGCACCAGACCCATTACCACCACTGATAGAGATTGTGGGAGGTTCGTAATAACCAAGACCAGGATCTATTACATCAAGTCTTATAAGTGACCCCTTTACATTACAGAATCCCGTAGCACCATATCCAACTTCATCCTTAATTGTCAATAATGGTGGACTGATAATGTCATATCCACCACCACCGGCAGTCATAGACAAATTATTGATTGCTCCATAATAAACACTACTTTGTGCTTTGTAGTTTAATAGTTCAACACCATTAACAAACATACCGGTATGACCGGCTCTAGTGTTATAATTCTTGTCATCGTTGATTGGTTTTAAAATCTGTCTATACAGACCTTGAGGTTCGATGCTCTTATTATAGAAATCTAGATATGCAAGAGACGCATCAACTACAGAACCATTAAATGTGATATAAATTTTTCTAGATAGGTCAGCTTTACTTCTAGAAAGTTTAATAGTCTCCTCATCAACTCTAAAAACAAAATACGATGCGGATGGCATATCCTCAAAACCATTTCCGGCGGAGGTAAAATATACTGCATCACCAGTATAATACCCATGATCAGGTCTTGATGTGGGGTTAACTGGTAATTTTAGTTCATCTGTCGAAAGAAGATTTGCACTAAAAGTTATTTTTTTATCGTATGGATCAGTTTCAATGTCATTATACTTTGCAATAGAGTTGGATGCAATGATTAGATCATCATTATACTTAGAATATGTGTTTTGAACGTTAGCAATATAACTATTCAAGTAAGGATATGCCTGAGACTCACCTTTCAATGTCTGATTTTCAATTACAAACTGCCCTTTTAGGTTAATTTGCTGTGAAAAAGTTACTCTAATTTTTTGTGAAGAAAGAACTCTGGAAACTGTGCCAAAAATAGAGTAAGTTCCGTCTAAATTTTCATATCTTACGGTATAACCCTCTCTTAAAAAGTGGTCTTTTGCAAATTCGAACTCATATACAAAGGCATTTGCATCGATAACACTAGATTCTATAACATCCCAGTTAGTTTTTACATTTAAGACGTAATTATTTGACTTTTTCGTGTCAGATTCCCATCCAAGAGACTTCAGTTCTACAGTATCATGTGGTTTGTAGTAATAATTGGGACCATTGGGGATAAAATCCTTCACTGCGGCAGTAAATCTGACTCTTATCTGTTGATTAGTGTCAATACCAACGTATGCATATGAATACGTGTCTAAAGTTATGTCAGTTTTCTTTGCAATTTCGCCAATAACACCACTTGTGTTGAAAAATTGGTTTAAAGTCTTACCGCTATATGCAATTGATACCTCGTTATCATCAATATCAAGTACACTAAGACTACCAAACTCGGGAAATCCGATTGTAGAGTCAACATCAATGATAGTTGAACCAACACTTACTTCATTTAGGACTTTTGTGAGTGGATTTGGCTTGAATTGTCCGTAGATAGAACCACTTACATCACTATCTCGGGCAAAACCTGAGTCAATACTGATCTGATAGAACTGAAAATTCTCATAAGGTATCTGCTGAACATTAGTAACAGATCCTCTTGCACCAGTTAGGTCCTGATATATCGTAAGATTCTTCAAATCAAGAGGATCACCTTGAAGTTGTTCTACAATAAAGTCTTTAGTGACCTTATAATTTGCGTTAGATGGTGTTAAAAGAAATCTTGATGGACGAATAAGTTCTACATCTTCCCCATATAGTGCTCGGAAGAGTATTTCGTAAGATTGTTCAGTACCTTTTGACTTATAAAAACTATCAGAGTTGATTATAAAGTTTCTTTTATTCAATCCTGTATAGAAATTTCTATCAGTAAACCCTGGAGTTACCTGTCTTTTGAGTTTAGTGAGAAATTCTTTGAGGAAAAGTATATTTAAATTCTTAACAGTCGCACCGGTGGTGTGAGATTCCGCAATTGTTGAAGAAAATGTCAGTTCATCGGGTGAACCAGAAGTAATATATGTTGTAACTCCACTAAAACCTCTAGAACATTCTACAAATGTAGTCGAAGTTTTGGATTGATATAATATAATTTCGTTATCAATTTGAATGATACCATTGTTGTCTGAAAATCCTTCAGTAGAACTTACAACGATAGTAGTATCAACAGAATTTAATGAACTAGTAAGTTTAGTAGAATCAACAATGTCACATAATTGATCTACTTTTACGTATTGATCAATATTATTGAGGACATCAATAGGACCACTTTCAAATTCTTGAGAGATGTAATATTGTTTAATGAAATCGCTTAGTAGTGGAAAGTCTTCCCTAACATACCTAGGGAGTTGACTTTCAACGATTTCTTGAAATTTAACTCTATCTACTGTCATTTGTATTCTGACTTCTTATTAGTAAGATGATGATGATGATAATCTGGGTCTTCCACTTGTAGTAGTTGATCCACCTGCTAATATGATTGTATTAGAAGGAGTAGTTGGTGTAGACATAGGATCTACTTCATTTTCAAATATGGACTTCCCTCTAACCAAAATGTTAGAGCCATAACTAGAAGAAACAATGTAGTTGGTCCCTGAAACATCATTTCCAGAAGAAATATTGTCAGCAACAACGTTAACTACTGTATTATTTACATCCAATTGTAGATAGAGATCTTGAAGACCAATCACATCATTTGAGTACGGACATGCAGAAACTTCGATCAAAGGAGTTCCCCTATTCACCAATGTTGATATGATATTAATTGGGTTAAGTCTAATCTCACCCTTTTCATAATCAATTGTACCTACATTCTGTCTGACGATATATGGTTCTGACGAAGATTTCAGTTTGAATAGAAATACAGTTCCCGTACTTAAGTTACCAACTGGACTATCACCAAGGTATACAGTTCCACTAATACCACTGACAGTAAAACCGGATGATTTAATATTGTACCCAACGAGATTTCCATTGAAGTTTGCACCATGTCCATGGTTTCTTATATAGAACCGATTACCGAAGCACAATTCATACTCAGCAAAAGTATTCAGTTGAGCATTAATATCTCTTCTAACATCAATATTAGTAATGTTTGACATGATTGATTCGTGACTTTGATCAATCACTTTTTGAAATTTGGAGTATTTAAATCTTCCACCAAACTTATTGACATCCGATGACTCAGAATACTTGACAATATTAGTTGTAGCTAGGTTTTGAACGAATGATGCAGTTGGTGCCAGATTCGAATCGTAGTATACTTTACAGTTTGGTTCGATATACAGATACTTTAGGTCAACAATCTCAGATAAAATACCAGCAACAGAGTATTTCCTCATCTGTTGCTGTAAGTTTTGTTTGATAGCACTCGATAAGAAGACACCATTATATGGTTTGATACTTACAAATACCTTACCATATGAAGGTGGAGTCAAATCCTCACCACCAAAAGCTGAAACCGATTCTGCTTCAGGATAAATCTGTGGAATCAGTGCTTCATAATCAGCAGCAGTAACAGCTCTATTTTGTGATGCGTAAATTTGAGGAGCATACTTCTTGACAGAATCAATAGATTCGATTTGTTTACCACCACCAGAAGATGCTTCAGTAGTTACAATAGACACCCCAGAACTAATCGTATCTCCAGAACTAGATTTTAGATTACCTATAAATGCAAATTTGTTAATATTGTTAGCTGATTGACCATTAGTAATAATATAACTTGCTTCAACAACATTGTCATTATCTAACTTGACACCGAATATTCCATCACCAAATAATAGTTCGTATCTTTCTTGACTAATCTCTTGAATAAAGTATGCTCTAGTAGATGCTGTGACATCAAACAAACTATTGAATAGTTCAAACTTTCTAGTTACTGTTGATTCCTGTGTATCTCTTACAACAACAGATAACAAATCAGTATCAATACCAGAGTTAGGTAATACAAATTTCTGATTTACATTCACACTATTAACAGTAAATGTTTGTGTAACATATGTTCCTTCATATATCTCGATATTATAGAAGTCTGCAAATCCAGAAGAGTTCACTGGAACTGTAATATCGTTTGGTATTGAAAATATAAAATTCTTCGTACTATTCACACCAACTGACCTAGATGCCATTACTGCACCGGCCTTAAGTGTGACTGCTACAGCTGTGGTGTTTGAAACGTTGACTGTAAAGGAAACTGTTGCGACAGAAGCTTTCTTGGATCTCGGTACATACCCTATATTGCGTGCGAGAGATACCACATTCTCTCTTAAGGTGGCACTATCAATGAATACCTCATTAGATACCATATTGGCATTATATGAGGTTATATACGTGTTGTAAGCTAACGTATCTAGAATAGTTGATAGATTAGATCCCTCAAAGTCATAGTCCGTGAAATTTGAATTCGCACGGAGATAATCCTTGATAGAAGTCTTTATCTGATCAAAATCTAAGTTGCTAAAATTGACTAAGGGCATTTACCTAGTGGGCTGTAATGCGAATAATAATTGTTGTCGAGGAAGATCGATACCTACGATGTCATACTTAAGAGTTACTTCAAAGATATTATCATCAAAATTTGGATTGACGATAACAGTTCTTAAACGGACTCTAGGTTCAAAGTTGTTAACTGTGTTCCTAATTTCAGATTCAATTGAACTGGCGGTAAGTCTATCTAAATTCTCAAAGAGGAGTTTAGTTACATTACAACCAACATTAGGTTGAAATGGTTTCTCGCCAGGTAACGTAAAAATTAAGTTACGAATTGATCGTGCAATAGCATTCTCGTTTCTCAACGCAATTAAATCGAGATTTAACGGGTTGATCTTGAATGATGCACTTACATCTCTAAAACCTTGACTGACTCTTTGGACAGGCACGTAATGTTTCCACAACAATTATGAGTTATTTATTACACCAAACCTAAACTTTTAATCAATCAATGTCTGCTTGTTATCTGTGGTGTCTTCATTCTCCCAGAAGTCTTTATAATCAGCTTCACTCGCTTCATAGAATCCATCCTCACGAACCTTCTTCGTATTCTTTGGTGTCTTCTGATCGTGATTAATCTCTCTTAAAAAATTCTTATCCATCTATAATAAACCCCAATCTCTTATAGTTACTTTGTTCTATGTAGTCAGATACATCATCTCCTTCCCATACCGGAGTAATTGACTCACCACCATAATTAAAATTAGGATTACCTCTTAAATGTATCTCAATTAGCTTGCCATCAATATACTCACAATTTAACCAATCATATCTCTGACTAACTTCTTTAAACACTTTGGGTAATGGTATCACTCTATCTACCTTATACCACTTCTTCCACTTATACAGAGGGTCCTGGGGGTCTCTCACACCCTTTACAGTTAACTCCTGTTGTCCCTTGTAATAATCAACTGATATATGTTCTCCTTCAAATACTTCACACCAAAACTCAGCTGGATGTAAATGTTCAGTATCACCTTCAAGATATTCAATACGAGCATGACGACTCATACCCATGAAATTGATACATGGTCGAACAATATAAAAATCGGGTCTAGGTACGGTGAGACCAGCTGGTCCACACTCATATCCTAATACCCGACTTACTTGTAACTTATTGTATACCCACAGATCATATGAATGAGTTGATACCCATTCATATTCTGTACTATACCTATCCTCTTCCTTGTCCACTTTGATGATTCGTTAGATATTCATTATGAATCTATACTTCATGTGATTGAAGATTTGCAATCAAACAACTTATTTTTTTTTCTTAGGTTTGGCAGATTTTTTAGGAGTCGAAATGTTTTTACAACGTTTGTCTGGCGCGGATTTGCCATTTTTATGTGTCCAACGTCCCATTAACCTCTTCCTTGTCCACGATAACGTTTCCTTTTGCCATTACGACTACTTGCTGCGTACTTAGTATGAGCACCACAACCTTGTCGGGTTTTCTTTGGTTGAGATTCAATCATCGTTTGTCCCAATAGAGACTTTCGAATCTTTGCCATAATTTAGTTCTCCTTATAAATTGATTCTAATTGAACTTGGTTTTGTAGATGTTGTCGGTATTGCTTCAAATACTTCTCACTACTTACATCAGTAATTAATGTCATCTTTGAAGCAAATTCCCTTGATTGATCAACTTTAAATTGATTAGCCATTCGTACCTTAGATAACTCGGGTTTTCTCATGACCAACACGAATACGTGGATCACACCAAATCTCATATCCTGATTCAATAGCATCAAGACAGAAACTTACATCCTCTCCACACATATCCTGTACGGCACCACTCTCAAATACTTGCATCTTTGGAGCAAACCATGGATATGTCATACCCTTATTCTCAAAGACACCCTTCTGAATTAATACCCATCCGAATCCAGTATAGTCTACAGTAAATGGCTTCTTACGCTTACTAATACCATCAACCATCTCGTGATTCATCACTCCACCATTATTACGGAAGTCATCTTCTTCTAACCAATGTGCAACAGAGGTTGTCCGTCCATCCTCAGTTGAATACCACCCCGCACTAATAGGTCTCTCGGTCCCATCAGCATCTAACGCTACATCACATAATTGCCAAAACTTCTCGGTGTTGAAAATAATATCTGAGTCAATCCATAACTGATAATCATAATTTAACTTACCATCCCATGGAATTTGGTCAGGCCCTCTCAATACATTGGCGCCGAGACACTTACATCGTGCGAAATTCACCATGCTTGAGTAATCCTGACTAATCTGAATACTCATCTGGTTTTGTACAAGATCAAAACATAATTGTACAAAATTCTTCATGAATGCATAACTACATCCCCTTCCAGGTAGACAAAAGACAATTGCCTTACCTCTCATTCTTTCTTTGATTGCATCATAATCCCACTCAGGACCTTGCTCTTTTGCTTTAGGTGTTGATGCTTTGACTGTAAATCCCTTAGCCATGCTGTAATGTCACTCCAGTTCAATTTTTATTATACTTCGATATTTAGTGTCTGTCAATAGGATTGGTCTTCATTTGATTGTAGTGGTTTTACTACTTCATATGACAGGTCTTCCGCCACGTAATCAGTCTTCATAAACCCTACCATCATATTCAAACACTCCCAATTCGTTTTAAATTTCTCCTTCGATAGACATGGAAGAATACAACTATCCTTTAGATAAATGTGATAAACTTCTGAACTATTCATACCTTATAATACCTCCCGTTAATTCTAGGTTGATCTCTGAGATTGGTCTTCCTATCACACCATCTCAGATTGTCTACACAATTATTGAGTTTGTCTCTATCTATGTGATCAACCTCTGTGTACCTGTGAGGGTTGTCTACCAGGGCTTCAGCGACCATTCTATGTACATACTCCTTCCTCTGATATAATGTCCTACCCTCGGAGTTTTTTATCGAGATATTTACAGAGGGATATTGCTTATTAGAAACTCCGGCACCACCTCGGAGAAACGGTTTTATCTCTACAAATTTTTCCTCGGATTTTTTTACACCATCTCGAAATACATGGCCGGTTTCGGTGACATAATAGCCGGGATACTCTGTGGGATATATTTTTTTTACTAGCATTTTTTTATTCTGCAAAATATAACAAGGCCGTTTTGTCACTCCTGTAGGTTAGAAGAGCCGCAATTTCTTTAAGGGCAACCGCTATGCGGTCTTAAGGATAACATCGAAAAACCCAAAACACTGTCGCTATGTTATACTAACTGTCCCTCA